CTATTTCGTTCCCTTTCTGATCGCGTCAATGACGTCTCCCCCAGCAAGATAATTCTTACGGATTATGCCCTCACATTCGGATTTGGAATGACCTGAGATTTCGGCAATACGCTCAATGTCCATCCCGTGCGCGTATGCATAGGTGATGGCGGTTCCCCGCAGATCGTGAAAAGTCACTCCGGATATTTCAAGGCGCTTCATCTCTTTGCCGAATGATGAGTTGAAGCCAGATGATGTCCAGCTTTCACCAAAGCTGTTCACAAGAACACGCTTCCGTTTCGCGTCTTTTGCTTTCCTGAGCATGGGCAATATCTCATCAGCAGGCTTAATTCTGACGCGAGCGCCAGTCTTGCCCTGTGTGATCCACAAAAGACCATCACTATAAGCGATTGTGGTCAGGCCCAACAAATCACCCTTACGCTGCATGGTCCACAAAGCCATCCTGACAACGTCAGCCAAGTGCGGTGCAGCTTCGTTGAGAAACTTATTAACTTGGCTTGGCATCCATATGATGTCCTTACGGCTTGACTTATGAAGCTTTCCAGCCTTCTCCAACGGGTTTCTAGCAATGATTTCTCGGTTTTTCGCCCATGAAAGCATGCGCGCAAGAACTGTTATGTGAAGATCTGCGGAGCGGGGAGTGGAGCGCATTTCATCGCGCCAGTCCATAAACAGCCGCCTTGCGCCTCGCGCATCTAAAGCAGGGATAGGCAGAGTGCCAAACCTGACCAAAATCACGCCCATCATCCGCTCATAATCGCGTTTTGTAGAAGGACTGAGCTTTTGATAATCAGCGCTAGATGTATATTGCTTGATAAGCCAAGATAACGTTTCCGGCTTTGCTTCTGCCTTCTTACGGTCTTTCGTGAGGCGTACATACTCCTGAGTGAACGCAGGCGTTCCGGGCTTTGATGTCATCCGAGGTCCACCACGCCAAGCATAGAAGTAATAGCCAAGCTCACCGTCAGCGAGCTTGACCTTGACCTTATGCACGCCGACGAGATTGACCTTCATTCATCCACCTTGCGAGAGCGTTTTCAGGGCTGTCGCTTTCTTCGTTAGTGTCATTGTTTGTGATACCGTGGAGAAACTCAATATCTCCAGATTTTAGAAGCCTTGCGTTCATTCCTGTATCAGCAGCGGCTCTTGCAGCATCCATTATTTCAGCCTTTGAAAAGGTTCTGGCTCTAGCCATCTCTCCCCCTTTCATGCAGTGCGGTGCGGTCGTATCGGCCTGTGTGTCGTGGTAATCCGTGCGGTCTGGGGATTGATTTCCATGTCTCCCCTCGGAGGATCGCTTGGATTGTGTAACGGCATGTTCGATATTGCTGGCAAAGGTCTTTAGTCAGAGCGCCGTTAACCGCATCGTGAAGGATATTCTTCACGTCTTCTTCTGATAGCTTTGCCGCTGACGCGTCCTCACCTGATGGTAAGCCATTTTTCAAATGATCTTGTTTCGAGGTGATTGTGTTCTTAGCGCGGCCCTTGCGCATCATATCCATCATATTCGTGGTCGCGTGGCCTAGGAACAAATGTGATGGGTTAACGCAACGAGGGTTGTCGCAGTGATGGCAAACCATCAATCCCTCGGGTGTTTCGCCGCAAAACAAAGTATAGCTGACCCGATGAGCGCGCCAAGTACGGCCACGAAATACCATACTCCCGTAGTTGCCAATCTTCGTAGTGCGCCAGTTCCAGCACCCATCTTGGCTTACGACTTTTCCTAGAAGCCGAGAAACGTCCGGATTTGCACGAGAAAGTTTAGCCTGTGCCTTTGTCAGCTTCATTCGCTCTGCTCCCCTAGTGGGCTGGCGTAAACAGCGGCATTTATTGCTGCGTGCGCCAAGTCATGACTACCATTTGTATAAAGTGCGGCGGCATATTTCATGGCAGGTGTCGGTCGCTGTAGAGCGGTGAGGATGGTGGAAATGGCTGCTTTGGATAATTTGCGATAAAAATCTTGCTCGTCTGATCGCTCCAAATGCCAAGGAAGTCCGGTGTCAGTCGCGGACTGCATTTCCCGCGCCACCTTCTCTATAAGTTCCTTACTCGCCATGGCTGGATGCCTCCTTTGCGCGCAAGATGGCGATGCAGAGGGCCAGCCCTGCTGTCGGTGCTGTTGCTTCGGCGCAAGAATTGTCGCCCTCATACCGATTGAGCGCGATGCCGATGCGGACCTTTTCAGGGTAATCCTCAATCTGGAAAGTGCAGTTTGGCCACCACTCGCGAGCAACACGTTTTGCACGATCCATGCTGTCAGAGGTGTAAAACGGGGCGCTATAAGTGGAGTGCTGTTTCTTGTGGTCATATGAGCGGTTGAAGTAAGAAACAACGGAGCCTTTCACTTTTCCGGGGCGATGACCATATCCACCCCACGGTTTAAACTCACACTCAATCAGAACGTCTTGTGCCCTATCAGGCCCGTCCAGCTTGGATAGTCTGTCAATGATGGTCATGGCTTGGCCTCCAAGGCGGCGCGGATAGCGAAGATGCAATAAGGCGCGCCGGGGAAATGGTTCATGCCTTCATTGATCCACCAATCTTCAACGGATTTTGCAGCATCTTTGAGTGCCGCAAGTTGGGTTCCGAGGGCTTCGGCGCACAATTGCTCGTCAAGACAATCTTTTGCATTGTGGGGGCTCGACTGCGCTTCCCGCTTTACGTACGCCTCTAACTCCTTAACCCGCGCAGTCAGCGCCTCGTTGTCGGCCTCCTGTAGTATCTTGGCCTCCGCCGCGTGATCCAATAGCTTTTGTTGTTTTGCGATTAAATCGTCCTTCGCCTCAATGATGGTCTCGGCCTGCGAGTGATCGCAAAGCTTACGTGTGCGCTCTCCGTTCGCTGTGTAGATGCTGTAAGCCGAAAGCGGACAGTCAAGCCAATCCCCTTGTAGGAAAACTTGGTAAAACGCCACCGTCAAACCGTTGACCGGCGCGGCTGGGCGGGTGGTACCTGCCTCTTGTTTGATGAGATAAGCTGAATGAGCGCAACTATCACAGCGCGTTGATCTTTTGGCTCCTACTGCTTGCTTATTTCCGCACTCTCCACAAACAAACCAATAATTTCCCGGCGCGTAACCGAAAGCTCTTAAATCAATCTCGGTCATCGCTGCCTCCTGTCGGGCGGGTGGCCGACGCTCCCGGTGAGGCTGGGAGGGCGGCGCGAGCGTTATTGAACGCCTTGAACGTCATCGAAGTTGAAATCTTTGAGCCTTTGGGCGTCTTGCGATGAACGGTGAAAACAATGTCACTCTCGTTATAATTCATGGCGAATAGTTCGCCTGCAATATCCGAAAATGGCTTGAGTGCCTTTTCAAGTGCTCGCTCGCGTTCCGTCTTGCACCCATCCGCCACAGGCTGAGACGAGAGGTCACCAAGCGTCGTATCCCCGGCGCTCTCTGCAAGTTGCAAAAGGCGCTCGCGCTTGCTTGGCTGAGACGAGAGGGCGCGGATTGCGGAGGCGGCAGCTACACGGCCATGATGGAAGCCGCTTTCACAATCCCGACATTCTGCAAGTGCAGACTGATGATCGAAATCCCCACTAGAACCTTCTGCAATCTTCGCCGCTTCCTCCAACGCCTGCGCACGCGGGGATGGGGCCGGTTCGATTGCGGGCAGGATGCGAGCGGAATAGTCGGCCTGTGCTGCGGATTTGGCGGCTTCTAATCCTGAAATGTCGTTCCATTGGCTATGCATTTGACGCCAGCCGCATTCTGTCACCAAGTACAGACCGCCGAATGCGTCCTTTGCGCTCTCATGTGATCCGTCCGGGTGCTTCACCCACTCCAGCGCCTTAACCTTCACCCCTTGCAGGAAAGGCAGGGCGGCTGTGAGGGCGGCGCGCATGTCTTCTTGGCGCTCTTCGTCCTCCAGCCATTTTTCCAAAATGTATGCATATTCTTCTTCGTGCAGCCACGCACACAATGCCGCCTGTACTGCTTCATCTGGGATTGTCATGGGCGCGCGCTCCCGATCAGAGAAAGCACGCTTTCGGCTGCTTTCTCGTAAATAAAGGCTGTGGTGGCGTCTTCTTTTTCAGCGTCCGTGTGAGGCTCAGAGCGATTAATCTCTGTCCGTTCCCACATTGCTGTTGCTATTGCATTGAGGTGGTCAGATGCCGCTTTAAGTGTTTGCTCGCAGAGTTTCATACTCGCGTCCTCGCAATCCCTGACTGCATCAGCCGGGACAATGGCAATGGTGGAAGGGCGGATTTATCGATGCGACCGGACTTTTCGTGTTTCGGGAAGCCGCGTGACGGGATGGAACCTTTCGGCTGCGCAATCCCAACATGCTTGCGACGTTGACTGTTTACCTTTGCGCGAACTTTAGCTTCGGCAGCAGTCTTCTTCTTATGCTCATCCTCAGTGATGGCTTGAAGATTGCTTTCGCAATGTTTGCCGCCGAGCCACAAAGGTGTTTTGTGGTCGAACTGAGGCTTAACGCCGGGGCCGAATTTCACGCCTGAGATTGCGCATAATCCGCCTTGGCGCTCAACGATACGATCTTTCGCCCTGTCGGGTATCTTGCTGTCGTCGGTCTTGCCGACCCACTCAGGAACCTTACGCATGGCTCACCTCCGAGAAGTCGGTGAGCGACAGGACGATATCAAGATACTGTTCGCACTCACGGTCGAACTTGCCGCGAACTTCGCGCTCAAGCTGGTTATGCGTGGCGATGTAAAGCTTTGCCTTCTCACGGCTGCGGCGAACATCGGAAGGGGCTTGGAGAGACATGGTTTTCATGCGACCTCCTGCCGGACATAGCCGTAGGTTTCAGCAAGCCACTTCTCAGCCTTCTTGAAAAAGGACTGGAAGTCAGCTTCGCTCATTTCGTCAAAAGAGATTGAACCGGGTAGCGCAATGGTGATGCCACTTGGGAGTGTTACCGGGTCGATAACTCCGTTTTGAAGCTTGATGATTTCGTGCAGCTTCTTGGAGGTATAAACTAGGCCGCAGGCGTTAATCACATTGCGCAACATTGCGAAGTAGGCTCGTAGCCGCCCTTTATTCCTAAACTGCGTAATATCGACTTTGACCATTTCACCTTGAGCGACACCTTCAAGTGCTTCAAGGTCATAGCTTGAAGCTGGCAGGAGGCTGTTACCCTTACGGACAAATCCATAAACTGGCTTTTCGTTCTTGCTCATTTGGCCTCCTGTGCGGCAAGGCCTTCCCAATAGGTTTCGAATTCATTGGCGAGCGAATCCATCCAGGCGCGCGGCCAACGGTCTTTTTGCGCCTTTAACTTGTAAGCATCCCAAAGCGCTCTCAGGGCAACGGTTGACTTCACATCAACAACATCAGCGCGCAGTTCTTTAATCATGCGCTCCCAAGCGTCATCACCGTTTGCGTCAGCGCGTTTCAGGGATGCACTTGATTTTGATGGTGGAGAATGAGGCTCACGATTTTGCTTCTCTGCGGCGCTTTCAGCATCATCATCTTCCCCGCGCGAAGTGATATTCAGCAGCGCGCATGCGGTGTATCGCTTGCCATATGATGTGCTGGAGCCAACGGCTTGCACCGCGTTCTTACTGCCAGATGTGTCAGTCGGTAGGTGTATGCAAGTTTCTTCTGAGTGACCTTCTGAGTGAGAAAGAACGCCGGTTACAACAATCATCCCATCTTCGCGACCGACCTTGAAACTAAGGGCAAATTCGTGTTGAGCCAGAACCGGCTTAATAGCGTCGTTAATGTCCTCCCATAGCGCATAGGTGCTCTGAATATTCCCAGCGCGGTCTTTAATGCCGCCTCGCTCATTGATGACAGGCAAGTTAGGTTGCATACGGGACAGAGCAGCAGAAAAAGCTGCTTTAGCAGTCCTCGCCATAATGCGCTCCTGCATTTCAAGCAGGCGTTCCATCTTGTCGATATCGACATTGGGATTCATTGCAGCGCGCTCAATGACCTGAATGATTGCTGCTGTTTCAGTCTGAACAGCAGGAACCGGCGCACTGGCCTCATGGTGAATATCAATTGCTTGAGAAGCCATTATCTTCCCCTCTGTGCGTAATCGTTGATGATTTCTGCTGCGAGTTGGCGAGCGCCGCCAAAGCCGTAAATTCTGGCTGCATCCGTGAAGGCCGAGCGCAGTTGATGCTCAACAAAGCCTTCTGACTTGCTCATGATTGAGCGCGTGGCTTCCAACTCGGCTTGAGTTTCTGCTGTGAGGTGATCGGTGGTCATGCTGCCACCTGCGCAATCGAAAGCGCGTTGACGTAACTCGCAGCAGCATCAAGAGCATCGCGCATTGTTGAGCCGCTGAGTGCCTCGCTAATGCGAGGCTGCTGAGACGTTATCAACACACTTGGCAGCTGGCTTGCGCCGGCAATGTAAGCGGTTGCACCCGCCCACTTGTAACCCTTTGCCAGCAATATCGAGTGCAGCACGGAGACTTCGGTTTTGATTTCCTGTTCGGTCATGGCCCGCCTCACTCAGCAGCTTCAAGAACAGCAGCTTGCATGTTCTCAAGGGCGGTAAATGTGAGGTCGGAATAGTCGTCGCGGCGAGCAAGGCGATACTGACTGCGCTCAAGCTGGCTAATCGCGTTCTCACTGCCGAACGAGCGGACCATGTCGATAGCCTGAATTTCTGCATCAGCATTTAGCTCTGCGATTGCTTCCAGCGTGCGGTTGATTTCAAGCCCACTGCTTCGCTGATCGACCATGTCAAAGCATGTCAGGGCAGGGATGCGCGCACGGAGCGCTACCAGCCGCGCGATCTGGTTATCAATGATTGCCTGTAGTTCAGATTGGCTGTTCATTTGGCGTTGCTCCCAACTCGTTTGTTGAGATTAATGTACGATAATCATACATAATGCGCAATATAAAATGTACGAAAATCATAATTATTTTTTAATGACGCTTCCACCCACCGCCAAACCGTGTAGAATCAGGGCGAAAGAATGAGACGTTTTCAGCCGCCTCAAGCTTCAAAAATTGCTTCTCTCCCGCCGCGTCGAAGAAGCGGCCTAAATTGCTTTTTAATTGTAATTCCAAAGTAAAATTCTTGGTCTTAGGATATTGATCTTTTTATTTTAGCCAATAAGAAGATCCCATCATAAAGATTAAATAATAAGGGGGGGTAATGCTTAAAGTTGCTGTTATAACTCATGATTTTTCTGGGTTTACCGGTTCAGAAATTGTTGCGCTTGAGATTGCAAATTATTTTGCTGAGCGGGGAAATGAGGTAGTCATCCGCGCCGAAAGATACTCCGATGTACTTGAGCCTCACCTACACGAAAGAGTGAGTGTTTCTCCGATCAGAATTGATATTTCGAAGTTCGATATAGTTTGCTCCCAGCACGGACATTTCTCTCTGAATACTCAAGATTTGCAGGATTTAAAAAAATGGGAAGGAATTTTTATTTCTGGCCATTTATCTTCATCAACTCCTGCAGAAATTTATCATTATCCTTTTGCTGCAAAATATGCAGGAGGCATATTTTTTAATGCTGAAAGAGTGGAAGGCGAGCTTAAAGCCAAACGTGAGCCTAAGGGTTATGCGTGCAACTTTCGGAATGCGGCACCAAAAAAGTTTCACCAGTCTAATGTCAAAAAATCAGATTCGTTGAGAAGGGTACTGGTTGTATCAAATCACGTTCCGGATGAGGTAAGGGATGCGCTGTCGATCTTGAGCAATATGGGCGTTACCTGTGAGCATATTGGTCGCGGAGGGGAAAGTAAGCTTATTGAGCCGTCTGATATACAGGCCGCAGATGCGATTATCACTATAGGGAAAACAGTTCAATATAGTTTGGTCGGCGGCTGTCCTGTTTACTGTTACGACCATTTTGGCGGTCCCGGCTGGCTTTCGGAGGCTAATTTTGAGCTTGCTGAAATAAGAAATTTTTCGGGTAGATGTGCCGGTATCAAGAAAACCGCTCAACAGATAGCTGACGAACTCGTTTCTGGTTATGCGAGCGCGCAAGAGTTCACTAGCGGTAGAGTGCCGTACTTTCAGGAAAGGTACAACCTAGAAGCTATTCTTGATTCATTTATGGATTGCGTGAGAAATAGCGGAGCAGGCAATTACTTTAATTCTCAGGACTGCATAGACGATATAGATTTAATGCGTGGTGGTTTTGCTCACTTTTGGTGGATATGGCACGATGTATTCGCAAAAGACTACATTCAAAACGCTCAATTGATGAGGCGAGAATTAGATCATCTAGAATTCCGAGAAAAAGAGCACAGTGCCGCGCATGAATTACTTGAATTAAAAGTGCGGGAACTAGAAAGATTAAGTGCTGAAGAAGCCAATGGTCATTTGGAGACTATTCGTGTCCTTTCGAGATATTGGCTTCTAGGCCTGGTTCTCGAGCCGTGGCGTCCGAGAAAATGGAATAGAATTCGAAAGCAGCAACATCAAATCAAGAGCGAATTAAAAGCCGTCTCTTAAAGAGATTCTTGCTCTTAGCGAGTTTTGCAAAGCCAAAAAGAAACCCCGTTGAAATTGTAAAACGGGGCTACGCATCAAATAATAGCTGGGTGGCTTCTGAGTGTGCGCTTGGTTTCTATACCATTGAAAAGAATAAATAAAAGACACCCTCTTGTGAAACTACATGCTGTCTTCAGCACAAAAAAGCCCCGCGTTAGCGAGGCTTGGTAGGCTTGATGTGGTCATGCCTTAGGCGGCTTGCCGATATTCTGAAATTTCGGATTTTGCTGCAATAATTGTATCGGCGGACATTGATAGTATCTGTCTTAACGGTGCTTCCGTTTTATCGTAATCGGATAATACGACTGTTGTTCTAGGATGGTCGAGCATGGCAGTTATGTCGCCGACCTTCATGTGAGCGAAGGCGACAGAAGCCGGGGCAGGCGTAACGAACTCAAAAACGGCTTCGACCCTATTGTGTGAGATGATTGCTGCGTCAACATCCCACTTTTTTGTTGTGCCCATAATCGGAGCATTGAATTTCGCGGCATCGCCAAATGCTTCGATAATCCTGTTTGTGAACAACTCTCTCGATGCCTTGACCTTTTGTCGGTCAAGCGCCTGTAGGGTTCGGTCAACAGACACAGTCGAAGCATTTGCAATCAGCGCGACTGCTGCTGGAAGCTGTTTCCTCTTCGCCTGCATGAGGAAAAAACAACGGTTGTCGTACTGCACTGAAAACCGCTTCGCCACATCTGGAGCAACTTGTGAAAATGCGCGGTTTGCTCCGAATAACTCAGCATTCAAAGCCCCTTGTCCGTCATCCGATACAAAGAAACTATCGCCGTCAATATCTATCCGAACTACGACTGCGGTGCCATTTGGATAATTTACTGCTGTGGTAATATACGCGGTCCGCCCTTCAATCATGGCATAGGAAAGCGACCGCGCGACTTCGTCGGCGATCAATTGCAATTCCTGCTCTCTCATACCAATTGCGGAGACCATGGTGGCGTTGGCACCCTTTCAATAGATGGACATTTCCATACTGTACCACAGAAATGAAGATATTCTGAAAATGTGGTAACTTCTACAGGTAATGGCAATGCAATGCCCGTGCTCTTTTGGAAAAATGCATCAGGATTCAGCGATCTGTTTAATTCATATGGGTGCCATCTATCAAAATAAGTGGCGAGGCTGTGATCGTCATTATCGAATGGCGGGTTTCTATGTGGCCTCATCGGCTTCCATTCAACCGGGTTAATGCGTACCTGTCGGTTGAGAGTTGCGGGCGAAACAATTTCTGTATGGCCGTAAACATCACGTTCCCACGCTGCTGCTGGCGTTGTGAGCCGGATAGATACCCCACCGCCAAGCCGACCATTAAGCTTTACGGCAGTGTGCCACATCAGCCTGCCACTTAGCCTGTCAGTCTTGAGCGTCCATTCTGGCATGGCATCCAGTTCTTTAGGCGCTCTGTCTACTCGGTCTAAATGATCAAAGAACCGCTCTTGTTGTTCACTATTCAACCCCGCACCCCCGCGCCATCATACAGCCGTCAACTGCTCAAACTCTTCCGGCGATAGCGCCGCTGTACCGATCATAAGCAGATTCGTTTATCCACAACCAGAATTCTCGCCAACCCTTTCGTAGCTCACCATATGTAGCGGCGACGATCTGCTACTCACTTCTAATTTAGAATGTTCTTGAAATGTTCTCATTCCTGAGTCATCCTGCCGCACACAACAAGCGTACAGGGAGTATGGGTAATGGGCATGGAAACGCATTTCGTAGTGCAGAGCTACAGCAAGGGTCAGCGGGGCAAGCTGGTTGCTGACACGCCTTTCATTGCAAAGGACGTTGCACACGCAAAGCGGACAGCTGAGCGCATGGCTATCAGCAGCCCTATGGTGATTGCTTTCACAAATACCGGCGATGCAGATACCGGGGATTTCGAACCGCCAAAGCTTATCTTTGCTCATGGCGATCAGTTGCCGCCAGAAGTCGATGAGATGGAAAAGGTCTAACGCCGGGGGTGTGAGTTGATCAACTACGTCTCAGGCGGAGAAGTTCTTAAGAAATCAACTGTCGATGAAATGTTAGAGCAAGCGCTTTCCAGCGAGGAATTGAAGGCTGTTCGTGAAATCGAGAAGATCAGTGAACGGCTTTCCGACCTTATGGGGTTGGTTCATGGTGGGGATTGGCAGGTAGTGATTGATCATCAGAGGCAAGCTCTGATGATTTTTTCTTCTTAGCCTGAAACGCGGCCTCTATCGCAAGAGATGCAAGCTCTACAGCGCGCTTGTCTAATCCTTCAGCCTGCTGCAACAGCCGGAATATCTCAGCTTCTGGGTCAACATTGGGCGTAATATCAACAGGCCAACTTGGTGGGGCTACGCCTAGATATTTTGCGATGATCGGCACCTCGCGGACCTTAATGTCACGCGTACCTTTGACGAGATGCGTAATTTGAGGATGCGCAACGCCTAGAGCCTCGGCAAGTCCCTTCTGGGTCTTGCCAGCCTTCTTATCTAGGTTGCTGGCAACCCATTCGGCGAACATTTGCGATATATTATCCTGCATTGTTTGATTTTCGCACAATGCTGCTTTTGTAGCACGTAGGATTATCGTACATTCTGACTTGCAAAGATTGTACGAATATCATACATTCTTGTTTATGAGACACGAGCCAGCAAACACAATCATCACAGAATTTGGCGGTTTGACCGCCGTTGCAACCATTGTCGGCGTTTCTCCGCATTCGGTGATGCGCTGGCGCATGCCCAAAGATGCGGGTGGCACTGGAGGGGCAATTCCTCATTGGCATGTTCCGGTGCTGATTGAAGCTGCGCAAGATCGAAAGATCAAACTCAAGCCAGAGGACTTCATCGCGAAGTCTGCGCCCAAGCGTTCCCGAATGAGGGCGTCAGCATGAACTCTCCAAACCTCAACCCCAATCAGGATTAACCAATGAACGACGATATTACATCGGAAGCCCAGACAATTGCTGTCGGCCAATTGCGTGCCTTCATCGAGCGGTACGAACGTCTCGACGAAGAAAAGAAGACTATCAGCGATGACCAGAAGGAAATCGTTGCCGAGCTTAAAGGCTCTGGGTTCGACACTAAGGCTTTCAAGGAAATCATTCGCCTTCGCAAGAAGGAAGACCATGAGCGTCAGGAAGAAGAAGCCATGCTTCAACTCTATCTCGATGCGTTGGGAATGGCCTGATCCATGAGCGCGACCGTATATCCCACACAAGACGGTAATTTCATTGCGACTTGCCAGATCACCGGCAAAGGCGCGAGCGGTCGCACTCGTCATCATGCTTTATCAAATCTCCTTAAGTCTGCTCCTAACGCCTCCCAAGCGGCAGACGAAAAAGCCGTGCCACCTTTCAATAAGCGTGGCACGGCTTCCTCTCATGGTCAGGACTAAGCGGCGATGAGGAAACAGCCTGACCAATTCTCAAATCTCAGAACTTGCGGGGCGCTTTTTGCGCGTTCTTTCAAGTCCGGCACTTTCTCCCGCAACAGTGGGCGCGGGGTGCTGGCGCGTGGTGGCAGGTCTTTTTTGAACCTTGAGCACTTCACTACGCCCTTCCGCGTCTTCGTCATTTCTTCGGGCTATCGCGGCCTTACGAGCGTTTTGCAGAACTCTCCAAGCCGCGTGTCCGATGTGGTCCAAACAGTCTCTCCAGCGATTGTTTCATTTCAGTGCGTCTCTGTCCTGAAACGTAGCTGGAGAGCTTTGCAATGTCCGACAAAGGTTTTGAAGGATCTGACAAAATGAGTGTCGATTTCGTCAGCAACGCAAAAGGTATGAGCGAATTCATCCTTGAACGGACCTTCCGGGGTCCGGGCGATACTGTTGACGCCGCAATGCACCGTGCCGAGCGCCTTTATGGAGCGCCAGCATCTTGGATGCACCGCCTGCGATACCGATCAATCAAAGACATGCCTGTGTCCGCTTATGCGGCCATAGCCCGCGCGTACGAGGCCGTGCGCATAGCATCAGTAAAATCATACGAAGCCGAGAGGGAATTGGCTCATGAGCGTGGTTCGAAACTTCTTGGCCTCACGGATTCTCTGGTTGGAGCGTCGGTTGCAGGCCGCGTGGCAGAAAGTGCGCGAGTATTGGAGGCGCAAGGTTCGCCGTCAAAAGGATCAGGAAACCTATCCGACCAGAATAGAGAAGGGCGATAAATGACTTTTGTTGCGTCGAACTATGCTCGTGCTGAAAATGATCTGTACCAGACAGAGCCGTGGGCTACAGAAGCCTTTCTTCGCCATTTTCCAGTGCGAGGCCTTTATGTTTGGGAGCCAGCCGCAGGCAATCACCTGATGGCCGATGTTTTGCGCGACAATGGCGGGATCGTCCGTACCTCTGACATTGCCACATATGATCGTCAGCATGACGCCATATTCGATTTTCTCAAGGATCGTCCACACAATGAACCTTCAATTGAGGCAATCATTACGAACCCGCCTTATGGCAAGGGAAACCGTGATGCAGTGAACTTTGCTCGCCTCGCTCTTGAGCGTTGTGATGGCATCGTTGCGTTGCTGCTCACTGCCAAATTCGACTTTGGTAAAACCCGCGCCGATCTCTTCCGAGATAATGCGCGCTTCTGGGCAAAGATTGCGCTCGTTGATCGCATCCAATGGTTCCCGGGCGATTCTTCCGGCACCGAAGATCATGCTTGGTATGTCTGGGGGCCAAAGGGTGGCGCGTATTCACCGCGCATTCTTTGGGAAGGCCGCAATCCGATTTTGGGAGAAGCGGCATGAACCTCTTTCACGCGGCACTCGTCTCCGCCCTTTCAACAGCCCTGACAATCTTGCTGATCGGTTTGATCGGCTTCTATTTCCTATGGAGAATGTAATGGCCGTGCTTTTCTCGATTACGCCGCGCATGACCTCTGCGGATTTTGATTGCCCGATCAGCAGCACCTATCTCGGACAGGCTCACATCGCTGGCACCGGGCCTCAAGGCACAACATGCCGGGAGTGCAAGCTTTGGGGAAAGAAGAAGTTCAAAAAGGATGCCGAAGGCAAGTATGTCGAAACAATTGAGCATCCAAAGCGCAACAGCAAAAAACACAAAGACCGCCCCGGACAGCCAAAGGACGCTTATTGCCTAAAGCCTATTCTGAATAAGGCAAAGAGGCTCATTCCTCACGAAGCGTCATCATGCCGGTTCTTTGAGGCTCACGATCATCCTATGCCGGTTCTTACAGGCAAGGATGCCTGATCATGCTTACCCTGCGAGAGATGCACGACATTGCCTTGGGCGAAGTGTTTTCAATGGAAGACCTTATTCGCAAAGGCCAGCGCTCAAAGCCGCCGCGTCCAGACAACTGGATTGCGCAGCATCAGCGCATTCTCCAGCATCGCAAGCAGGTTGTTAAGCTTCTCGATCAGCAGATCATCGCCCGCAAGGCAGAAGGCGAGGCGGCAGCATGATCAAGCTCGCGCTCCCGTTCCCGCCCTCTGTCTGGGACATCTATGTTGGCTGGGGCAAGTCTCGTCGCATTTCGCCTGAATACGCGAAGTGGCGCAAAGACTGCGGCTTCTTCCTCAACCGCAAGAATGAATTCATAGACGGGCCTTTCAGCATCTCAGTTGCTTTGAAGCGTCCGCATAAGCGCATGGACCTCGACAACCGCATGAAAGCGCTTCTCGACGTTCTCCAGCATTACAAGGTCATCAAGAACGACAGCCTCTGTGAACGCCTCACAATGACGTGGGATGCCGGTTTGAAAGAGGAATGTGTCGTCATCTTGCAGCGCGCCGAGGAGGCGTTAGCGTCATGAGCAGATGGGTGCGCGTTCAAACTTCCATATTCGACCATGAACTATTTCAGGCTGAACCTCTTACCGAACGTGAAGCATGGTTGTGGCTCATTGCGAACGCAGCATGGAAAGCAACGCGCCACCGTGTCGGCACCGATATGCACGAAGTTCCGGCGGGTAGCTTATTTGTGACCCTGCGCCAGCTTCAAACAGCATGGAAATGGAAGTCTGATTATCGTGTCCGCTCGTTCCTAAAGCTCCTCGAAAAAGAGGAAATGATCGCTTCGGAAACGAACGCAGGGAAAACGCAGATAAGTATCTGTAATTACTCGCATTATCAGGAAACAGAACGCACGGAAAACGCAAGCGCAACGCAAGAAAAACGCACTAAAGACACCAATACACCAATTACATCTTCACTTCGTTCAGATGTTAAGGCGCAAGCGCCCGCAAAATCAAAACGCGGTTCGAGACTGCCTGATGATTTCATAGCGGATATCTCGGAAGCCGTTCGCCTTGGCCTTTCGGAGCAAGACGCCCACCGTGAAGCCGATAAGTTCCGCGATTACTGGAACAGCCAGCCGGGGCAGCGTGGCGTCAAGCTCGATTGGCTTGCCACTTGGCGCAATTGGTGCCGATCAGCTGTAGAACGCAAGCCTCACCGCAAAGAACCGCCTCCTAAGCCTTCAACCCCAAGAAACGCAAGTGAAGCAGCTTATTTGGAGTTACAGCGAAATGGTACCGACGACATCAGCCCAGAATTCAGACAGCTTCTATTCGGCAGCGACACCGGCAGAGATCGACGCGAGCCTGACGATGCTAAAATCATTACCCTCGAGACAAAGCGATACGCCGGATTTTGATCGCCAAATCTACATGATGGCGCTGGAAGATGTATCCAAGGGCGCTCTCGCAAAGACAATCAGGGACGTTATTCGCGGTGCGCACGGCAGCGAGTTTTTGCCAGCAGCGCCAGCACTTCGCATCATGTGCGACAAGAACCAGAGGGCTGTAGCCGAGGATATGGCACGTGAACGGCTTCACCGGGAAACGTTAGCAGAGAGCAAGCGTCTATCAGCGCCAAAAGTCGAGCGAGACGAGGCATTCTACGAACGCGGTCGTAAGCGCATGGAAGCATTTCATGCGGCAATGAAGACTGAAAACGAGAAAGCGCAAGAAAACACTTACGACGCGGCAATGGCCAGATTGCAGGCCTTGGCAGAAGCAAACGGCAAGGAATTCAGCGCCGACAGCTTCACCAATTTGTCAACGGGTACATTCAAGCAAGCAGGGAAGGCAGCATAATGGCCGATACAACGTTTACGCCGGGGCCTTGGGAAGCTTTCAACCGAGATACCTATCAATCGATATTCGCCAAGGGATATGAGCGGACAATCTGCGTAGTCGAGAGCTACTCAAAAGGCTTTGGGCCTGATCGAGATGAAAGAGACGCCAACGCCCACCTCATTGCCGCAGCACCAGAGCTTTATGAGGCGCTATACCGTCTCGTCAGGGATTGCGAAATCGCAGGCCTGCAAGAGCAGGCAGGTTTCGATTGCTGGATCATCATGGCTAACAAGGCTCTCGCCAAAGCTCGCGGGGAGGCAGCATGACCCCTTCAACCCAACACCCAATGGGCAAACACCACGGCTATGCGCCAGCGCTTATCAAGCGGATATGCAGTCAGAGGAAAATCTTGAACGGCAATTCATGCGCAGCGCAAGCCCACCGGCTCTTCCGCAAAGGCTACGACACCATGGAGATTGCAAGGCTTATGGGAAAGACAGAGGCGGAAGCGGAAAGGCTTCTACACGTGGCACGAAACAAGCTGCGCGGCATCGAGCAAGCGGCATAAGCATAACCAAGGCGATGAGGAAACACTATGGCGGCGATAACAGAACAGCGGAAATCAAACGACAAGAATTTGCGCGATGCCCTCAAGGTGGCAAGGCGTAAGCATGATGAACCGGGGAGCCTGAAATCGCAGGTCGAAGTAAGTAAAGTTCCTAATCCCTATCACAACCCCGCTCACAAGGTTTCGCGTTCAAACCCGTTGAAGGTCAGCGCGCTCGTGAACATCAAAGAAAGCGCCGTTGGAACACTGTACGCTCGTGGACACATCAACGAAGCTCAATGGGCGGCAGCAGGACGATTCCGGATGCTTTGGGAGCGTTCAGGAGCAAAGGGGGCTATAGCGATTGATTACAGCCGCGTTCAAGTCGACGGCGGTAAGGCAATCGATCCTTTGCCTGATTTAGTCGTGGAAGCTACGCATCATTTGAATAACTGCTTGCCAGTTCTGGGCAAGCGAACCTTCGACATTATGATCAAAGTCGTTGGGCAGGGCATGGAAATAGCGGACATCGCCAAGACACAGCGCGAGAAGAAAACCATCAGTGATTACCTCAAGGACGGTCTTGACGATTTAGCTGTGCATTGGGGGTACAAAACGCGATAAGTAGTTGCCCGCGTACGCGAATTACACTATATTTTGTATTGTGGTGATTTGCGTAAAGTCGCCAAGTGATTTGCAAGCGGTCTTCGGGCCGCTTTTTTGTTGCCTATTTGTTAATCATAACAAGGTGCCAACCGGTTGAAAGTCCCTATTGCATTAGGTGTGGCTTATTTACTACAGACTTTTTAGCGTGGTGGCCTATTTTGATCTCTAGAGTTTTTCTAATGGGCTTGGAGAGATTAAAATGAAAATTAAAGCGATCTTGTTTGCTTCGGCAGCTATCTTTGCAGGTGTTTCGGCAGCGAATGCAGCTGACGCCATCGTTTATGACGAACCAGCACCGGTTGTTTCTGCACCTGTGTTCTCTTGGACTGGCGGTTATCTTGGCGGTCAGGTTGGTTGGGGTTGGGCGAAGTCCACCTTCGATCTAAACGGCTACAACGTCGGTCACATGAAGCCAGATGGTTTCCTTGGCGGCCTATACGCCGGTTATAACTTCGACCTCGGCAACAATGTTGTTCTGGGTCTTGATGGTGATGTAACCTTCAACAATCAGAAAGACAGCATTTCTGAGACCTTCACTGATGGCGTTGATACTCTGACGCTTGGCGCTGAAAGCAAGCTTCGCACTTCCGGTGCCGTTCGTGCACGTGCAGGTTATGCATTTGATCGTTGGCTTCCATACGTTGCCGCAGGTGTTGCAATTGGCAGCGTTAAGAATACCGTATCAGCTTCGGGCGACATTGATGGAACGGCTTTTGATGTTTCAGAATCCAAAAGCAAGACCCACGTTGGCTGGACTGCTGGCGCTGGCGTAGATTACGCTGCAACGGATAACGTCATTCTTCGCCTTGAATACCGTTACAGCGATTACGGCAAAAAGAACTACTCTGTAGTAGACGACGTGCTGACAGCGCGTAACAAGTTCAAGACCAACGAAGTTCGTCTCGGCGTTGCCTACAAGTTCTAATAACTGGTGACCTCCAGTTTAATTAAACCGCTCAGAGAAATCTGGGCGGTTTTTTATTGGAAATCGAACCCGCTGCATAGCGGATGGGCAAGAGTACGAGGCAACGCCTCAACGGAATGCGAGGCGGCGGATTGCAGCCGATCCCGGCGAATAGCTGCAAGTGAGCGCTGGGATAGTTGGATAATTGGCAGGAGAAATCCCGTGTATACTGCCGCCCAGATGGGCCGACTGCGGTGCGCTTCGCATATCAAACAAGACCCGCCACGCTTCCGCGCATCAGGTGGGTTACTAATCAGAATAGCGGTGGAGAATTGACGTTGAGGGAATATGCCCCTCTCGCTACACGAATGAAAAGAGCAGTGTCTAACGGTAGGTTATAATCACTGTTGTAAGCGAGAAAGCCAAAGTATTCGGTGTAATTCCAACCGGGTATAATTCGGCGCAAATCTCGAGCCGTAAATGGCTCTAAAAGGGTTCCATCAACGTGCACGGCAGTTAGAACCAGCTGGAAAGCGTTCTTGGCCGAGATTTTCATTTCGCAAATCTACATGCGCTCTGAAAATTAGCAAGCTAATCTTCGCCCTTAGCCTAACGTTAGGCCACCGTGTATGTGGTGAAAGTCGTAAAAGTTAGCCACTCATGCTAATCTTAACCTCGGCTGCGGCTACCTGTTCGGCAATTAGGTAAGGGTCTCTATTACCTGCCTCAAACTCGATGATGACCAATTTAGCCATTCGCGCACGGGCTTCATGAGTTTTCGGGCATCTGTCCAATAAGGTGCAGCATTCGGTATAAGCCGTCTGTAGTATGTCAACCTCACCTGGACGGAATGAACCACTGTACATTACATCTCTGAAAGGCATGCTTCCCTCCTTCCCTTGGAACGGAGATTAAAGCGCCAGAGATTGTAAATTTCAAGATTAATTCAGCCCCGCCATTGAGCGGGGTTTTATGTTTGGAGAGAGTAATGGCATCGTGTGACCTGAAACTCTCCCTGAATGGAGATAGCCTGTCTGTAATGCTATCGATGCTTACCGAGGTCGCTAATCGATTTCCTGAATTTGGCAGCCGCCTCCTCAGCCTCCTTAATTCTGGTGACGAGCTTTTCATTATTGATAACGACAATGGAGCCACAACGGTCACAGGTGAACTTGTGGTTAGTTTTAAGCCAAGCGACAGTCTTTTCGGTCTTGTGGCTACATTTTCGGCAAGCAATCCCGATATTCTGATTTGAAAACATGATGAGCCTCCCGCTGGTAATGCAGCACAGACGCATTGAACTGTCCACGTTATCCCGGGAGCGACCAATGCGCATTGTCTGGAAGAAGCACAGCAATGACGGATGGTTTGCCTACAGTGGTCGGCTGATCATCGGCTTTGTCGGCCAGCGAGAAGACGGCACATGCTTCTACAAGCTGGATGCTGTCAGTACCAAATGGGTTACAAAGGGAACTGGCGAGGTCAAATCCGTTGCTGGTGCTAAGCGCGCACTAACCCGCGCATGGCGAACGTGGCTGACCGATGCTGGGCTTATTGGCCAAGAATAAACCTCATCAATTCTGGGAGCGGCACTCCTTTCACTCATCCCACCGGGCGATGAGGCAATAGCTACACTCGTGCAGAAGAAGAAACACTGGCCGCTCCGGGGTGAGAACCCTGCATATCAACGGTGTGAAGTGGGCAAGCCCGGTTAAACGCTAATCAGGAGAATGGAATGTTTGGTCGTCTCTTTGATGGCGGAGCACAGCTTGCTGCGTTCAAAGCTAGATACTTTGCTAAATTAAAGATAATCGAAGATGGATGCCATGAATGGCAAGGAGCAAAAACATCAAAGGGGTACGGTGTAATCGGGTTCGGTCCAAGATCCACGCATGTCACATTATACGCGCACCGATTAGCCCTTTGGTTTTCAACGGGTGAGGACAAGCCGTCATCGTTCGTTCTTCACTCATGCGACAACCCACGCTGCTGTAATCCCAAACACCTCTCCTATGGATCCGCTAAAGCAAACAGCGCAGATATGGTAATGCGCGGTAGATCAACGCGAGGAGAGCGCAGCGCGCATGCCAAACTAAAAGAGTTTATGATCCCTGCCATACGCAGAGACACGAGAACTCTCAAGGCTATTGGTGATGACTACGGTGTGGACGCGAAGCAGGTGCATCGCATCAAGCGGCGCGAATGCTGGAAGCATGTAGCGTAATGGGTCGGTTGAAGAGGCTAAAGCCGCTCGTGAAGACCATCCCACAACGTCTATCGCCTCGACACGAAGATGAGGCTAGCCGCTCCCGATATAGGGATGACACTCAAGCTCACAGGCGTTGGTACAAGACCAGCAGATGGCAAAAGCTTAGATGGTCAGTGCTAACACGCGATCTGTTCACCTGCTCGATGTGCGGGAAGATAGAGGCAGATACCAGTCAGTTAGTCTGTGACCACGTAGAGCCACATCGCGGGAATGAAGCCGCGTTCTGGGCTGGTCCTTTTCAAACACTCTGCGCTCACTGCCACAATTCTACAAAGGCTCGTATGGAAAGGTCAGGAAAGAATGGCTAATGCAGACCTGTGCTCCATCGAGGGATGTTCGGGTGCGGCCAAAGCGCGAGGCTGGTGTGGGAAGCATTGGCTCAGGTGGCGCAAGTATGGTGACCCAAACCATGTAAAGCGTGAAGCCAAGCTTGAACTTTCTGGAGTGCGATACGGCAGGCTATTGGCTGTGCGCGATACTGGTGAGCGAAAGCAAGGCCAATCTGTATGGCTGTGCCGTTGCGACTGCGGTAGGGACGCTCATGTCCAATCAGGCAACCTTCAGTCTGGGAATACGAATTCCTGCGGCTGCCTACAACAAGATAGCCGTATCTTCACCTCGCTCCGACACGGAGAAACTAAGGCAGGCGGCAAGTCAGTCGAATGGGTAACATGGTGGAGCATGATATCTCGGTGCAAGTACTCGTCCACTCATGCCTACCCTTGGTATGGCGGCAAAGGCATCAAGGTGTGTGAACGCTGGGCAGGTGCGGATGGGTTCAGTTGCTTCCTCGAAGATATGGGCAGGCGACCGGGCGGTGGGTGGAGCATTGATCGCATTGACCCAACGGGTGATTACGAACCATCCAATTGCCGGTGGCTTCCGATGGCTGAGAACGTAGCGAGGGCACACAGGGTAATTGCTGGTCACATAGACCGAGACAAGCAGCGGATGGAGCGGAGATATGGCTAGACCTAAGCCGAGCGAAGCTCGTGTCGTTGTGAAGCATTACGAAGATGGAAGAATGAAAGTGTTCGTTGATGGCAATCCACTGCCCGGTGTCATCGAAGCAACCATTCATCAGAGCGGAATAGATAGATCAGAGCTGAAGCTTTCAATCATCGGCGTTGCATTCAAATTGGAAACATCAGAGCTCAATTTCCATCAAGATCGCGGAACGTCAATCAATACAAAGGCATAGGGGGGGGTAGGCAAAGTCTAAAACCCCTCTAGCCGCCAGACCCGCGTCCCCCACACGCGCAGATTTTTTCTCTGAAAACGAAAGTTGTTAAGTATGGCGTTAACTGAACAGAAGCGCCGGTACGCCGATGCGCGTTTGTCCGGAGCGTCAAAGAGAGAGGCGGCAATATCTGCTGGATGCCCTGAAAAGACGGCTTCGCAGGCTGCATCCCGGTATGAGAAGGACCCAGACGTGGTGGCCGCGGTTGACCGCAAGCGGGCTGTTAACACAGTTGTTAAGTCCGATCCGCCGAATGGTGATCTTGATCCTCACATCACAGAACAGGTGAATGACCCTCTAAAGTTCTTTGAGCAGGTTATGAACAATGCAGAAGCAGACCCGAAACTGAGGCTGGAAGCTGCAAAGGCTCTCGCAAGTTTCACAGTGGCTAAGCCGGGTGAAAGTGGCAAGAAAGAGCAACGCGAAAAAAAGGCAGCAGAGGTGATGAACGGCGGAAAGTTTTCGCCACGTACACGTCCTAACCTGAAGGTGGTTTGATGGTTGAGTGGTCAACACAATGCCCTGATTGGGAACAGCGCATTGTGAACCGTCAGTCAATGATCCCGTTTGAACCACTATTCCCGTCTGAGGCAGATTACGCGCTCCAGACGTTCAAGGCACTGCGCGTGCCGGACCTGCCGGGTAAACCGACATTTGGCGAATGCTGCGAAGAATGGGTGTTTGATTTTGTTGCTGCGATTTTCGGGGCAAATAACCCTGAAACGGGCAATCAGTTGGTAAGCGAATTCCTGCTTCTGATCTCCAAGAAAAATACAAAATCCACGATAGCAGCTGGCATCATGCTCACGGCTTTGATTATCGGCTGGCGTGAAGAGGAAGAAATCTTAATTCTGGCGCCAACAATTGAGGTCGCCAAGAACAGCTTTGATCCGGCCGCGGGTATGGTTCGCGCCGATGAAGAACTATCGGATCTGCTGCACATTCAGGATCATAGCAGGACAATCACCCATCGAAAGATGCGGTCGTCCTTAAAGGTTGTTGCGGCTGAAACAGATACAGTGTCCGGAAAAAAGGCCGGTCGTATTCTGATTGACGAACTTTGGATTTTCGGTAAGCGGCCAAAATCTGACGCAATGCTGCGTGAAGCAATGGGCGGTATGGTTTCAAGGCCAGAGGGCTTTGTTATCTACCTGACTACGCAGAGCGATGAGCCGCCGTCTGGCGTGTTTAAGGCAAAGCTCGACTATGCGCGGGACGTGAGGGACGGCAAGATTGAAGACAAGAAGTTTCTGCCTGTTCTGTACGAGTTCCCGCAAGCGGTGATTAACAATGGTGGCTATCTAAAGCCGGAGAATTTCTACATCACCAATCCCAATCTTGGCCGGTCGGTGTCGTCTGGCTGGATTGAGCGAGAGCTTATCAAGGAGTTGGCTAACGGGCCGGAGACGCGAAACGTGTTTCTTGCCAAGCATCTGAATGTAGAAATCGGCATGAACTTGCGGTCGAACCGCTGGCCGGGAGCTGATTTCTGGGATGCGCGTGTTGAACTGTCGCTAAATCTAGAAAGCCTAATGGAGAGGTCAGAAGTTGCGGTAATTGGTATCGATGGCGGAGGCCTTGACGATCTTTTCGGCTTGACGGTTGTCGGGCGCGAGAAAGGCACCTGGAACTGGCTTACATGGTCTCATGCATGGTGTCATCGCAGCGTCCTAGAGCGACGAAAGTCTATTGCATCAAAACTTAATGACTTTGAACGGGCTGGCGAGCTGACAATCGTCAATGATGATTTGGAGGATATTGCGGAAATCGTTGAGGTTATCTCGACGGTAAAAGACCGGGGCTTGCTCGCTTCTGTCGCGGTTGATCCTGCCGGGCTTGGTGACATGATTGAGGCGCTTGCGGAAATAGGCGTGACCGAAGCAGACGAAAACCTGCTCGGAGTGCAGCAAGGATTCCGCATGATGAGCGCGATCAAATCCACAGAGCGCCGTCTTGTGAATGGCACGCTGAAACATGCGCCGTCCTCTTTGATGGACTGGTGTGTCAGCAACCTTAAAATTGAACCTACGGCGACTGCAATCCGCGCAACCAAGCAAAACGCTGGCGATGCAAAGATCGACCCTGTGATGGCTCTATTTGACGCGGTTACGGTGATGAGCCGAAACCCGGAAGTTAAGAAAGAGCCTGCCTTTCAGTTGCTGGTGCTTGGCTAATTAAACCGAACAATTTGAATAATGGAGGTCCGTCATGAGTGAATTGACGCGGCGCGCTTACTCATTGCTTGAAATCAAGGCAGTGAACGAAGACAGGCGCATCATTCGCGGTGTGGCTACGACACCAGCTGTTGATCGTGTGGGCGATATTGTTGAGCCTCTCGGCGTCAAGTTCAGCAATCCAATGGCATTCCTTTGGCAACATGACCATTCAAAGCCAATTGGCACGGTCAAGTTCGATAAGCCTACCGCAAGCGGTATTACATTTGAAGCAGAGCTTCCGATCATCGATGAGCCGGGAACGCTGAAGGATCGCGTTGACGAGGCTTGGCAGAGCATCAAGCTGGGTCTTGTCCGTGCTGTGTCTATCGGCTTCCGCGCAATTGAATACAGTTTCATTGAGAATGGCGGGATCAAGTTTACTGAAACCGAAGTTTACGAGCTGTCGGCAGTGACAATTCCAGCCCATCAAGATGCGATCATGACGAGCATCAAGAGTTTGGACGCGGCAAGTGTCGCGATCATCAAGTCTTTCGATACCGGAGTACCAGCCGCGACCGGCAAAACGGTTCCTGTATCGAAGCCCAACCCCGGCGCTGCGGGGCTCATCAACAAAACCGTAAACCCTCCAAAGAAAGAACCAGTTATGAAAACTGTTGCTGAACAAATCGCGGCGCTTGAAGCATCCCGCAACGCAAAGTCTGCCCGCATGGGTGAGGTCATGCAGAAGTCGATTGATGAAGGTCGCTCAAGCGATGAAGCCGAACAGGAAGAGTTCGACACGCTGAACGATGAAGTGACTAAGATCGATGCTGATCTGACCCGCCTCCGCAGCTTGGAAAAGGCTCAGGCGCTGTCTGCAAAGCCAGTGATTGCCAACCAGATCACTGATGTCGCCAAAGCTGCTGCTGCTCGTGCTGGCGCTCCGATCACCGTCAAGCCGAATGTCGAGAAGGGCACTGCCTTTACTCGCTATGCCATGGCGTTGATGGCCTCGAAGGGCAATCTCATGCAGGCCGCAGAGATTTCGAAGCGTTGGGATGACCAGACCCCGGAAGTCTCGGCAGTGCTTAAAGCTGCTGTTGCTGCTGGCACGACCACAGACGCAGCATGGGCAAAGCCTCTTGTTGAATATCAGAACATGGCTTCTGAATTTGCGGAACTGCTTCGCCCTCAGACGATCATTGGCCGCATTCCCGGTCTGCGCAACGTTCCTTTCAATATCAAGGTGCCGCGTCAGACTGGTGGATCGTCCGCTTCGTGGGTGGGTGAAGGCGCTCCAAAACCTGTTTCGGCACTTGCCTTCGATCAGATCAGCCTTGGCGTGACCAAGCTGGCTGGTATTGTCGTGATGACCGATGAGCTTGTACGCTTCTCAAACCCTTCTGCGGAAGCAATCGTTCGTCAGGATTTGATTGATACCATCGTTCAGACCATGGATCGTGACTTTGTTGATCCTGCAAATGCTGGTTCTGCTGGTGTTAAGCCAGCTTCAATCACCAATGGCGTAGCACCTGTTACGGCCAGCGGCACCGATGCGGATGCAGTTCGCACCGACATTCAGGCACTGATGGGCAAGTTTGTTACTGCCAACCTCTCTCTGGCTGGTGCAGTCTTCATTATGACTGAAATGCAGGCTCTGGCTCTGGCGCTCATGCTCAATCCTCTCGGTCAGCGTGAATTCCCAGACATTCAGATTAATGGTGACAGTGGCGGTCGCTTCTTCGGCCTTCCGGTCATCCTGTCTGAGAATATTCCAGCCAATCCGGGCACCGGTGAACCTGCTGTGGGTGCGGGTAGCCGTATCATCTTGGCTAAAGCATCAGAAATCATGCTGGCTGATGATGGCGAAACACTTCTGGATGCAAGCAACCAGGCATCGCTCCAGATGGACAGCGCGCCAACAAACCCACCTGTTGCAGCAACCGTTATGGTCAGCCTGTGGCAGATGAACCTTGTTGGTATCCGTGCCGAACGCTTCATCAACTGGACTAAGCGTCGTCCGGGTGCTGTTCAGTGGATCGATAGCGCTGCTTACGGTCAGGCATAAGCCTTTCTCATCAGAAACAGCCGGTCGCAGAACCTCTGCGGCTGGCACTTCCATGGAGAACGGCAATGAAGCATCAATCCTACATGAACCGAGCGCTCAAGGCGCGTGACCCGCGCTATGCGCGTATTCTCGGCAAGCTTGGTTATTCGACCGCAGCTTTGACAACAGAGACTGGCGAGCCTCAGCCGCCATTGACGGTTACAATCCCCGCCGATTGGCGCGATTTGGCTTGGCCACAGCTCAAATCACTGGCCGGATCGGTTAGCGACGAAAAAATCAAGACCAAGGAAGATGCTGTTGCAGCAATCGAACTTGAGATCGAACGTCGCGGAGAGGCTAATTCCTAATGCGTGTACTTGGCTTCAACATCACCCGCGAGAAGGCGGCTGGCAACTTGTCGCGCCCTAATGATCGGGGTGGTTGGTGGCAAGTCATCAAGGAAAGCTTCACAGGTGCATGGCAGCGCAACATTGAAGTGAAGTTCGACAGCGTTCTTGCGTTTCATGCAGACTTTTCATGTCGTACGTTGATCGCATCGGATATCGCGAAACTGCGCATCAAGCTGGTTAAGCAGGATGAAGATGGAGTATGGTCTGAGATCAAGAAAAAGCCGTTCTCTGATGTACTGGCAAGGCCAAATCACTATCAAAACCGTATCCAGTTCATGGAAAATTGGGTGCTTTCCAAGCTCCAGAACGGGAATACCTACGTTCTGAAACAGCGGAATGAGCGCGGTCAGGTGGTTAGGCTCTATGTCCTTGACCCGAACCTTGTCACGCCATTGATCAGCGATGATGGATCGATATTCTATCAAATGAATACGGACAAGCTTGCAGGCGTGGTCGATCAGATCATCGTTCCAGCGCGTGAGATTATTCACGACCGTTTCAATTGCTTTTACCACCCTCTCGTGGGCCTTTCTCCGATCTTTGCAGGCGGATTGGCTGCGATGCAGGGTCTAGCGATCCAGAATGACAGTGCGGCGTTCTTCCAGAATGGAGCTCAACCGGGTGGCGTTCTCACCGCACCGGGTGAAATTCAGCAGGCAACAGCAGAACGGTTGAAGCGGCATTGGGAAAGTGAATATTCCGGCAAGAATGCTGGCAAAGTAGCGGTTCTCGGTGACGGCCTCAAATATGAGGCGATGAGAGCCAAATCCACAGATAGCCAGCTCATCGAGCAGCTTAAATGGTCTGCGGAAGTCGTCTGTTCGGTCTATCACGTGCCGCCGTATAAGGCTGGTGTTGGATCGATGCCGACGAACAACAATGTTCAAAGCCTGAACATCGAGTATTACACTCAGTGTTTGCAGGTTCTCATTGAAAGCATTGAGCTTTGTCTTGATGAGGGCCTCGGCACAGGCGAGGGCCTTGGCACTGACTTCGATACCGACAATCTGCTGAGAATGGACACTGCAACGCAGATGGACGTTCTTGATAAGGCTAAGAGCGTTTTGACGCTTGATGAGCGCCGACGCCGCCTTGAGATGCCAAAGCTGCCTACAGGCGGGAACACGGTCTATCTACAGCAGCAAGACCACAGCATCGAAGCAATCGCAGCAAGAGATCGGCAGCTTATCGACGGCGTGGATAAGCCGGTTGCATCACCTGCGAACGACAACATGATCGAAGAAGCTGACAAAGCGATGATCGAAATTCTAAGAGGGTTTGGCCAATGACATTTAATGGTAAAGCCTTCGGTCAGGAAATCGTCAAAGAGGTGAAGTCCTTTGTGACCAAAGAGCTCGCGCCAATCTTCAAACGGTTGGACGAGTTGGAAAAGCGATTTGACAGCCTTCCTGCGCCAAAAGACGGCAAAGACGCTGACATGAACGAAGTTCGTTCGATCATTTCGGACGAGTTGAAAGTAATCAGCGAAGCCGTCAACGCCATTGAGCCAGCGCCAGAGCTTCCCGACATTCCTAAGATGATTGAGGATGCCATTGCCGCCCGTATGGACGTTAAAGATATGGAGCGGTCTATTGAACAAGTCGTTCGCGTTGTAGTCGCGGAGATACCGCTTCCGCAGGACGGGAAAGACGGTGAAAACGGCACCGATGGTGCAAGCATATCCCTTGAAGACGTGCTGCCAGCCCTGCAAAAGCAGATTGATGAGCATCTTGCGACTGTCCCGGTCCCGCAGGACGGCAAGAGTGTGACAGTTGAAGATGTGACGCCACTTATCCAGTCCGAAGTAGAGAAACGTGTCAGTGAGCTTCCTACACCGAAAGACGGTAAGGATGGCCGCGACGGTTTGGACGTTAAAGACCTATTCCGAGGTGAGGGCGGTGTTCTTGTTGCCACTATGTCGGATGGTCGAGTGAAAGAGCTTGGCCAGTTCGTCGGCAAGGATGGTGAGAACGGCCTTCCGGGTAATGATGGTGTGGACGGTATCGGCTTCGATGATTTGTCAGTCGATTACGATGGCGAAAAAACTATCACCTTGCGCTTCACCAAGGGCGAGAACGTCAAAGAGTTTCCTTTGGTTCTGCCCGTCGTGATTGATCGTGGTGTATTCGTGGAAGGCAAGACCTATGCCCCCGGCGATGGTGTGACATGGGGCGGCAGCTTCTGGATTGCTCAGGAAGAAACCGGAGAGAAGCCAGATACGGCCAAGGGCTGGCGACTGGCTGTAAAGAAGGGCAGAGACGGTAAAGACGCCAAATCAACGCCAGCGGCCAGTTCTGGCCCGATACGGGTAACGATACCCAAGGCTGGTGACTAATGGCCGATCTGGTTTCGCTCCAAGAGGTCAAAAATGGCCTCCGTATCGATACTGAAGACGACGATGCGCATCTGAACTTGCTCATTTCTGCCGCTTCATTGCGTGTCAAAGCCTATCTTGATGTTCGCGCTGATGAAGTGATTGACGAGAACGGTGCAACGACTGATGGCCGGGTAAAAACCGCCGCAATCATGCTGGTTGGTTATTACCACCGAAACCCAGACCAAGACCCTGATGGTGACTTCGATGTTGGCATGCTCCCCAAGCCTGTCTCATCAATGCTCTATCAATTGCGTGACCTGATAGCGAGGTGAGCCATGGCCGCTAAACGATCTGCCGGTTCGCTGTATGACAAGATCACCTTCAGCACGGTCACCGAAGCGCCGGACCCACACGGTGGTTTCGAGCCGACCCCTACCGATTTCACCGTTAGAGCCAATATTCGTTATCTGCGGGGCGGTGAGACGGTTCAGGCAGCACGATTGACGGGTAAGCAGCCAGTCGTTGTGACGGTGCGCAGGAGTAGCCAGACGGCAGCTCTGACCACTGATGACAAGATGCGGGATGCGCGAACGGGAACCGAGTACCAGATCAGGGCAATCGTCCCGACCGAGGACCGGCAGTTTATGGAAATCACGGCGGAGAGCGGGGTGGCAACATGAGTGTATCCGTTGCCCTGCAAGACCTCATCATTTCCACTCTCAAGGCTGATCCGAAAGTGTCAGCACTTGTCGCTGATCGCGTCTATGACGGTCCACCTGAAAAGCCGACATTCCCTTATATCTCGATGGGCGCGAGTGATTTTCGTACCGATGATGCGGACTGTATCAACAGCCGGGAAGAGACTATCCAGATTGATTGTTGGGTGCGCAGGAATGGCCGGAAATGGCCGTGTAAAGAGATTGTAGACGCGATTGTCGGTGCATTGAGAAATGTCACCGGCGAACTGTCAAACGGCACTCTTGTCGGCCTAAATATCGAACTATCGCGTGTTCTTGATGATCCAGACGGCATCACTACACACGGCGTCGTGCAAGTCACCGGCTTTATCGATGAGGAATGGGACAATGGTTGAGGGGTTAGATAGGCTCAAGAGAAAGCTCACCAAAACCATTCCGCAGGCTGTATTCGACGTGACAATAAAAGCCATGGAGCAGGGGGCGACTGATGTTGTTGCCATGATGCGCCGCCTAGCGCCAAAGGATAGCGGGAAGCTTGCTCAATCGATCAACTGGACGTGGGGCGATGCACCGAAAGGCTCAATGGTTCTCGGCAAATCATCACCGACACGTGACGGCTTAGTAATCACGATCTACGCCGGAGATGCATCAACAATGGTTGGTGAGCGCGAACAGTTTCAGCTTGCCAGACTGCAAGAGTTCGGCACCCAGCACATGAAGGCAAGCCCGTACTTCTTCCCATCTTGGCGCACATTGAGAAAGCGCGTTCGGGGAAGGGTCACGCGCCAGATGCGCAAAGCAGTCAGAGACGGAGCGAAATAATGGCTTGGGCAATCTTCAAAGTGGAATGCAACTGGTCGCGTCCTCGCAGCCGGTATTCGTTCAACGCCAAGGCTTCGCCTGAACCGCAAGAACGTCCGCAAGACTTCATTGATTACTGCGTATCGAAAGGCTGGGCCGAAGCGGTCACAAGCCCGACACGCGATGAGAAACGCGCTCTCAAGGGCCGTAAAAGGGCAATCTAGCCCAATCACCTGAAACCGGGCCTCAAGCCCTATCAAGGCTGGCGTATTGCTGGCCCGTTTTCGCATGGAGAATTATCATGGCCGTTAAGCCAACTACCGCAGAGTTTCAGCATCTGGTTGTTGAAATTGAAACAGATGTCGAGGGTACTTTCTCAAAGATCTGCGGCATCACACAGCGCGGCATCAACCGTCAGCACAACATGCAGACCACGGAAGTGCCCGCCGATTGTGAAGATGAAAGCCTGCCAGCTGTTGTTGAACGTGCTGTTCAGTCCTCGGAAGTCACAATTTCAGGTACTGGCGTCTGGGCCAGTCAAAGCCATGAAATGATGCTTGATTGGTGGTATTCGGGCGGGAAGAAGACAATTCGCGTTCAGCACGTCAATTCTGCTGTTGGTGACACAGAATATGAGACAGGATCAGCGATCCTCGTGAACCTCAACAATGCCGTTGAAAAAGGCCAGAAGGTATCGGCTGAAATCGAAATTCAGTTCGACGGCCTGCCAACGCGTACCGCTAAGGCTGCGTAATGGCTAAGGCTCTCACATGGGCTGGCGGAGAGCATGATTTTGAACTCCGCCTTGAACACCTTCGCGCCCTGCAAGACAAATGCGATGCTGGGCCGCAATGGATCCTGATGCGGCTCACGACAAAGCAATGGTTCATTGACGATGTGATCCAGCCTATCCGCCTCGGCCTTGAGGGTGGCGGCATGGAAAAGGAAGCCGCCCGTAAGTTGGTTCAAAAGTTCGTTGAGGATCGTCCACTCACATTGTCGGTGCTGACTGCGCAGGCCGTGTTGATGGTTGCTCTCTTTGGCGATGAGGATGATCAGCCGGGGGAGGGACAAGCGGGGGCGAAGAAGACCCGAACCCGCTCCCGCGTGGCAAATGGAAGTTCAACCGCTTCTACCAATGGGAAGGAATAATTCATCGCGACATCGACAAGATGACGCTTTGGAAATTCCGCTGTGCGGTTGAAGGCTTCAAAACCGCCAATGCGACCGAAGAAAAAGCCGCTCCCGGTATGAGCGACGATCAACTTGCAGAACTTGGAATTGAGGGCTTCTGATGGCAACTGACGTTGAACGCCTTGTTGTGGCTATGGAGGCCCGGACTGCGGCTTTTGAAAAGGCGCTCAACCGCTCATATAATCAGGCGGCAAAGCAATCCAATCAGATTGAACGACGCTTTCGCGATATGAATAAGAATATCGAAAGTGTGTTCTCTCGCGGTAGCATTAGTTCTGCGATCAAGAAAGACCTTGAAGCGTCCGTTGCGGCTGTATCGACAGCGGAAGCCAAGCTTAGTCAGTCCACAACATCCATGAAAGGGATGATGACCGGACTGGCTGGCATATTTGCAGCCCGCGAATTGGTCATGATGGCCGATAGTTGGTCTGATGTTTCCGCCCGTGTCGGTATCGCCGTGGGTGAAATGTCAGAAGCTCCAGCGGTTATGGAGCGTCTATATAATCTTGCGCAGGACACCTATTCAGGTTTTCAGCAGACGGCGGAAAGCTTCATTGCCAACAGCACTGCTCTCAAAGAGCTTGGCTACAACACCAACCAGCAGCTTGATTATACTGAGGCGTTAAACAACGCCCTTGTTGTATCGGGTGCAAAAGGTGATCGTGCAACCAGTGTCACGAACGCGCTATCAAAGGCGATGGCGGCTGGAAAGTTGTCAGGTGATGGCCTTAATACGATCATCGAAACAGGCGGACGTGTAGCTGAGGTTCTGGCGGCTGAACTTGGCGTTGGTGTGAATGCACTGCGCGATGTTGGTGCGCAGGGCAAGATTACATCTCAGGTCATCTACAGTGCTCTCACTAAGCGAATGGAACAGCTTGCAGATCAAGCTGGGTCTATGCCCGCAACAATTGGCGATGCATTACAGCAGATCCAGAACGCGGCGCTAAAGTCTGTCGGTGCACTCGATCAGACTGGAAAGGTCTCAGAAAAGCTATCTGGCCTGCTGGGCGGTGTTGCCAAGAATATGGATGCCGTTGCCGTGGCAGGTGTCGCAATGGCAGCAGCCTTCGGTGCCCGCCAGATTGGGAACGCATCAACAGATCTTACCAAGTATGCAAAATCCTCTATCGATGCAGCCAAGGCTTCACGGATTGCAGCGCTTGAAACGGCGCAGTCGGCACGTGAGGTTGCATTGCAGGAACATGCAGTTGCTACAGCGCGGTTGCGAAGCGCGGAAGCCGCAATGGCTGGCATTCGTACAAATGGGCTTGTTACCGCATCTTATCGAAATGTCAGTCGTGAGTTGTTGGCAGCTCGTATGACCATGAGCGCTGCGAATGCACAATTGTCTGTTGCTGATAGTTCTCTTGCAAAGAACGTTGCATCAATTACACCAGCAGCTACCGCAGCAAATGCAGCTATTCGAGGCCTTTCAGGGGCGATGACTGCGCTTGGTGGTCCGGTCGGTGTTGGGCTACTGGCCTTGACTGGCATCATGTATGCGATTTCTACGCGCTCGCAGGAAGCTGAGGACCGTGCAAACCGCTATGCTGAAGCTATCCGCAAGGCTGGTGAAGACACAGATTATGCCGGGCTTGGTATCGAAAAGACTGCTGAAAAGCTGTTCACTCTTTCCAGCGGTCTTACGGAAGCCCAGAAGGCAATTCGTGTTGATGAGGCAACCGCAAACGTCGAAAAGTCTGTTGCGGCGCTGGAAGAGGCTTTCAACTCTGCCGGTCGCGGTATCGCAGGTCTAAGCACCTATCTTTCATCCGCTTATGGTGAAATGGGTGATCTGGTTGAGCGTTTCAAAGACGGTGAAATTTCAGTCGAGGATTTCAACTCTGAATTAGACCGTTTGTCTGGCATCGACCCGAATGTAACTGCTGTTGTCGCGCGTATGCAGCAAATTGCATCAGAAGCTGCCGCTGCACGTGGTGAAGTCAATGCTCTGGGATTGGCACTTTCCAGCCTCGGTGGCAAAGGCGGTCGCGTTGGGAAAGAAACCGATGCGGAACGCGAAGCGCGTGAAGCTGGCGTTCGTCAATCTCAAGTCAACTTCAATGAGCGTTTTGGTGATTTTGAGGAAACCAAGAAAAGCTTAGAAGCGCAGGCTAAGGCTATTGAAGATGCCGCGAAAAAAGCGGCTGGTGGCGGTAAGAAGCGCAAGGGTGGCGGCGGACGTTCAAAGAAAGATCGTCCAGATGATTTGCAGCGAGAAATCGAGCAGATCAAAGAGCGCACCGCAGCCATACAAGCTGAAACCGAAGCGCAGGCGGGTATCAACCCGCTCATTGATGATTACGATTATGCAATCACCAAAGCTCGCGCTACGCAAGAGTTGCTCAATGCTGCCAAGAAAGCCGGGATTGAAATCACGCCCGCTTTGAAAGACCAAATCGAAGGTCTGGCAGAAGGTTATGCAAACGCCACCGTTCAAGCCAATAAACTCGCCGAAAGTCAGGATCAGGCGCGAGAGGCCGCTGACTTCTTCAAAGGCTCCATGATGGATGCTTTTCAGTCGATGATACCGGCGATTGAAACCGGTAATTCGGCTCTTGATAAGTTCCTGAATACGCTCATTGAGGCGGTCTTGCAGGCAACGTTACTTGGCAAGGGTCCACTGGCTGGCATCTTTGGCGGCGGTGGGTCGGGGGTATTTGGCGGTATCGGCAAGCTGCTTGGTTTTGACAAGGGCGGCTACACTGGTTCTGGTGGCAAATATGAACCGGCAGGCGTGGTGCACAAGGGCGAATATGTCTTTGATCAGGATGCGGTCCGCGCTGCTGGTGGACCTGCGGCTCTCGATGCAATGCGACGTGGTCTGAAAGGCTATGCCAACGGTGGTTATGTCGGTCCACTGCCAACTTCGAACGCACCGACTGCGCCCGGTATCAAGGGTATGCGGGGGCAGGGTTCGAATGAGACTATTCGCATCATGCTTCAAGACGACAGTGGAAGAATGGCGTCCATTGCCGATCAGCGGATACAGACGGCAGCGGGGCCACTTGTCGAAATTTCTGTTCGCAAAAGCACAGCAACGGTGAAGGGCGCTCTTCCATCAATGATCGCTGACGCACAAACAAGGCAAATGTAATGGCAACAATTCTCTGGCCGCGCTCTGTGCTTAAACCTAAGCGCGATCCGTTCAACATTGCGCCTCGCACATTGGCTGGACCTGCGAGTATATCAGGTGTTTCGCAGGTTTCAGCGTCAGATGCTGGTATCTGGAAGGCCACGTTTGCAGATATCATCATGAAGCGCGGGACAGCTTCAATCTTAGCGTTCCGCGCTATTTCCACAATGCTAGAGGGCAGGTTACATCCCATTCTTGTTCCACGGTGCTGCGCCTATCAGCCATTTGATCCAGACTGGAAAGACTTGCTTAATAGGGTTCCTCATTCGGATACCAGCCCGTTTAGCGATGGTGGCTTGTATCGTTCTCGCGCAATCGACATTCGCCTGACAAGCAATATCCCGCTGCGAGGAACAACAGCAAACATCGCCATTGTTGCAGCGGGTCAATTGCAGCCTGGACAAGATTTCTCAGTCGGTGAGCGCATGTATCGTATTCGTACAGTGCAGATGACCGGGGAAAATACGGCAACAATCACTTTCCGGCCTCCAGCACGTGAGGCTGTGGCGGCTGAAACGGACATGGAATTTGACCGGCCCGTCTGCCGCATGCGCCTCGCAACCGATGGTGAGATGGATCTGGACTTGGACCTTGTTGCGCCATGGTCATACCCAACAGTCAATTTCATTGAGGATGTGTGATGTCGTTTTTCACGCCGCAGCAATTGGCTGAGTTCTCAAAAGGTGAGGTTCGGCTTGATATGCTTGTCGAGTTCCGCTTTGCGTCTGAAACAATGCGGGTATGGAACGGCAATACCAAACTGCTAGCTGGCGGCAATATCTATGAGCCAATGTATGGCTATGGTTCGATTGATGGCATCGGCATGGGGTCATCAACAGCCGCAGAAAGCGTGTCGTTTCAATTAAGTGGTTTGCCGGATGCAACACTGAACTTTCTCGCCATGGCGCTTGATGCCAACGACGAGGTTGATCAGAGGATTGTTATGGTTTCTATCCAGTTGTTCGATACCGAATGGCAACCACTTGGTAACCCTGCGCCGATCTGGTGGGGCTTCATGCAGCCGCCGCGCATTAGCCGTTCAGAAATGCAGGGGATTGATGGCGCGATCCAGTCAATCTCAATGACGGCTGAGAACGCATTCTTCAATCGGTCTCGACCTGCTTATGGCCGGTACACTGACCGCGATCAGCAAGCCAGATCGAAAGGGGATAAGTTCTTTCAGTTTGTTGGGTCGCTGCTATTCAAAAGCTTCAAATACCCCGACTACTAAGGCTAGTTCATGCACATTGCAGATTTTGTAGCAACCGAGGCGCTAAAGCCTTTTCGGTGGGGTGAGACTGACTGTGCTTCAACAGCGGACCGATGGATCAACGCTCACACAGGCAAATCACCTTTGGCGCAGGCCGGGTTGGTTTACCGGGATGAGTACGACGCAACAGCACTTCTGATTGAACGTGGCAGTTTCCCTGTTGTCGTCAATCGGGCGATGAGGCTGATCGGCTTTGAAAAGACAGAAACACCACAAACCGGCGATGTCGGTCTGATCCTTCACAATCGAAAAATGTGCCTCGCCATTCGCGCTGAAACATTCTGGTTCTCAAGAGACGAGAGCGGACTGATCGGCGCACCCCTTGATGCAATCTGGAAAGCTTGGAGAATTCGATGCCTGTAGCTCTTTCCGGCTTAATTGCAACAATCGTTGGCACTGGCGCAGTTGGTGCAGCTCTCCAGACGGGTCTTGCGGCTCTCACAATGTTTGCATCAACCACGTTGGGCGGTTTGGCGCTGACACTTGGCTTTTCCTATCTCGCATCTTCGATTTTCCGCCCGTCACAGCCAAAGCCGGAGGATGTGCAGCAACAGGTTCGTCAGCCGACCGCACCGCGCATCAGACATTACGGTCGCGTAAAAATGTCAGGAACTTGGGCCTTTGCCGAAACCAAGAGCGGCAATTTCTACAAGGTTCTGGCATTGGGACAGGGGCCATTTGAAGCCATTGAGGAAGTTTACATTGATGATCTGGTGCTTGATCTGCAATCTGATGGAACGCCACGACCGCCAAGCAAGTTCCGCCAAGGCACAACAGGGTCATCGCTTTTGCGCATACAGACGCGTTTGGGCGTCACTGTTGAAACGTCATACAATGAATTGGTCTCAGCTTTTCCAGAATGGACGGCGCAACATCGAGGCGATGGTGTGGCCTCATTGTTGGCCTGCCAATATGCGGTAGGGCAGGAAAGCTATCTCAGCCTGTTTCCTAACGGGATCAATACAAATTACCGGGTAGTGGCCCGCACCTCGATTATTGAAAACCCCATCACGGGGGGCATGGAATGGAATGACCGAGCAGCTGCCGTCATCCGTGATTACATGACCCATCGTGACGGTATGCGTCTGCCCAAAAGCCTCTTCACAACGCCGCTCGCGCAGGCTGGTTGGGTTGCCGCGTATAACCGTTCCGATGAACCGATTGCGATAGCTGGTGGCGGCGCGGAGCCTCGATACAGGCTTTGGGGGTCGTATCAGCTCAATGAGCGTCCTGCTGACGTTCTGGGCCGAATGCTGGCATGTTGTGATGGTCGTTTGGTACCGACACCAGATGGCGGTTTGACCCTCGATATCGGGGCATGGGAAGAGCCTACCGTTATTTTGACAGCTGACGCAATTACAGGATTTTCCGAAGTTGGGCGTGGTCGCGATGTGATGACATCAGCCAACACGATCCGCGCCACATTCCTTGATCCAAGTCAGGATTATCAATCGACAGATGCTGATCCATGGGCTGATGAAAACGATGTCTCTGAGCGCGGAGAGGAAGCCAAGGACGTTCAATTCAACATGGCACCTTCGCATAGTCAGGCGCGACGCTTGATGAAACTGGAGTGGTGGCGCGCAAACCCTGTTTGGGTAGGAACTTTCAATACCAACCTCATGGGTCTGGCAGCATTTGCCAAGCGTTTCATCCGTATTCAGTACCCTTTATTTGGTATCAACAGCGCGTTTGAAGTCTTGGACTTCAAATTTATCATCGGTGATGGCGGCATCCTTCAGGGCGCAACAATTCAAGTTCAGTCGATGCCGCAAAACGCTTATCAGTGGGATACCTCGCAGGAGGGAACCGCACCTGTGTCTGACAATAGCAACGTGGATGATGATCTGCCGGTGCCAGCTGCGCCTGCCGTTATTATCCAATCCGGGCCTGTTGCAGAATTGAGCTTTCCGCCGTCTGGCAATCTACTTCTCAGTTATATGGTCCGCTGGAAAAAGACAGCAGATACGGAATGGACAGCAGTCGGTCCGCTGGAAAATAAAGCTGAGCGATACACAACGCCAACGCTTGCAGCCGCAACCGAATACGAATTCCAGTTGGCGATGCGAACCGAAAAGGGCCGGGTAGGCACCTATTCGCCGAGCACAGTCCGAACGACGCCCTGATCGATCAAACAATTTAGATAATTTCCCCTGCTCTGGCGGGGCTATTTACCATGGAGCAATCGCATGACCGCACGTCCATTTGATGAAGTTTTCCGCGATTTCGTAATTAATGGAATCCCGGCTTCCGGACCTTATAGTCCCTATAAGCCAGACATTCGCGATAGTCTTAACGCACTGGTCGCAGGTCCATTCCCGGATAATCGTATCATTAAACTCAACAATGCTGATGAGGGATCGGCCAACAATATCGTTGTAACAGCTGCTGTCGATATTCCGGCAGCGACGTATCAGGTTCTTTATATCCTGAATGTCACTCAGGAAAATACAGGCCCGGTTACGGTATCAGGCGCAATCAATCGCGCACTGGTGACAAACACAAATAGACCCGTTGAGGCAGGTTATTTGCAGTCGGGCATGGCGCTACTCTGCATTGATACCGGCATGGAACTGCGACTGCTTTCATATGGTGATGCAGAGGCCATTCAAGAGGCTGCGGAAGATGCTGCGGCACGAGCGGAAGCTGCAGCTAACTCTCTAAATCTACCTACTATTCAGCCGGGCGATGCTGGTAAGTCACTCGTCGTAAATCCTGACGAAGACGGATATGAGCTGGGTTCTCCTAGTTCGGGTGCCGGTGAATATGAAAGCCGTGCAAAGGTCGAGGAAACCGACATCCCCGAAACGGCAAATTTCCTCCGTACCGCTGGTTATTACGCACCCGGCGACGGCGGTGGCGCGCTTTATAAGCGTGTCGCTACCCAACCTACGCACGCGGGTAAAGTGCAATCAGCAGATGGTGCCTGGTGGGAGATATCAAAAGATGAACATAATCCGCTGTGCTTTGGTGCGAAAGCAGATGGCTCTCAAGATGATGCTCCTGCTATCTTAGGAGCATTGCAGGCTAGCCGCTTAGCAAATTTGCCGGAAGGTAAGTTTCTTATCTCGTCTCAAATCCTGATCGACAATTCCACGATGGCAGGTGAAACAGAGAGTGGACCCAAAGGCTTCATACTTCGCGGACAAGATGCCAGACAGACTATAATTATGGCAGCTCCGGCCCTAACGACGCGAATGCTTCACTTGAATTACGGGCTAGATGCATCCGCACATTCAATGCACCATTATTCTGATTTTAGTCTTGTTGGCCGCAGCAAGGCGCAGAAAGGCATTCAAATTAACAATGCAGCCTTTCTGCATATGGATAACGTAACGGTTCGCGGTACTGGTATAGCCCTTGACATGATCAGTACTCTATCTTCATCATTCAAGGATATGCGTCTTGACGCTAATAACTATGGCGTTGTCGCAACAAAAGGATCTGGCTTTTCTTACCCTAATGCCCTTAGTTTTGAGAACTGTGTTTTCTCCAACAATGCACAGTTGGGGTATTCGGGAAACTCTCCTACCCACAACCTAAACATCATTCGAGGCACGGTTGAAGGAAACGGAACTCAAGGCGACGATGCAACGGGCGGCATCTTTCTAAATTTTGAGGGCGGCATAGAAGGTGCAGTAGGCGCTAATATTAATGGCGTATACTTTGAAGGAAATGGCGGATCTGCTGATCTTCGTCTGGATAATTTGGCGGGGTCGAAATATGTCACGGTAATTGTTCAAGGCTGCAACTTTAACAGAACACAAGCCGCTAAGTTTGTAAGGCAAAACATTGTGGCGGTGGGACGAATAAACCTAGTCCTCATAGGAAATTCATTCCGTGGCTACAACGACTATGTGGAAACATCTGTAAGGCCTTATCTTTTTGCTGATAGCCTTGTTCGTGTCATTTCAATTGGGAATTATATCGATAACGCTGCGGCAGGCGCATCATTGCTATCAATGGGTAGTCTCGGAACGCATCGCGGCGTTGTTGCATCGGATGGTACAGGAACCAGATTGCCAAATAACTGGTCTGTAGCAAAAGCGGGGACCGGTGTTTATACTATTACTCATAATCTGGGTGACGTTAATGCTTACAGTCTGGTTGCTGTATCAAACACTGATAGCCGTAGAGTGCAGAGAACCTCCAAATCAGCCAGCAGCTGCCAAGTGGTCGTTGAAAATCTTTCTAGTACCTTAACCGATGGTGGCTTTGATTTTGTAGTTACGATGGGCTAGTTAACGGATAAATAAAGAAGGGTACTTGTGCCTCCGGTTCCGTTTGAAAAATACTAAACCCACAGTAACGTTAGCAAGGTCAGTGTTATCTAACATGTGATGGTGATAGAGGGACCGGTCGGATACCTCATTCCGACCGGTCTACAACATACGCCGCAATTTGCGCACTGCACGCCCAGCAAAGCGAATAGGCTTCGTATTTGCGGCTCAATACCTTCCCTATTTCAACGCATGTCTCATTCTTTTAATCAAGTTAGCTCTTTGGGTTGAATATTAGTCGCCCGCGCATTCTCTGAAGTACCACATCGCTGATGATCTCTAGCAAATATTGCTCGTCAAAATCAGGTGCATGTTCAATGTGAAACTCTCTTAAGCTAGTAAATCTAAATCCGTCAGTCACATTGTCGTAGTGAGTATGCCACCCTAACTCGTTCTTTTCCTGCGAACTGAAGCGAGGCTTTCTATCTTTGAGAACCTTTTTTAAGCCATGCTGGGACGAACGTATCGGATAGTGATGCAAGATGAAGCGATAAGGAAACGGCTTTTTGCCGGGGAAATCTGCATGATGCCCTCCGCTTGAAGACAAGTCGACCAAGTCTTTTCCTTGAAGCCAAGCCTTAGTCTGTAGAAAATGTGAAGGTTGCTTCGAAAAATAACAGTGCGTAAAATGTGTGACTGGGTCCATTGGATAATAAAAAGTATCGTCAAGCGGTGGGTATTCCACAACACCAAACTCGATTGCGTTGCTCCCATAACTGGAGGCTATCGATAAACCTAGATTTAACGGGATTTCGCTCCACGGAGATGCGCGCAGTTCATCGCTGTCAATGTGAATGATCCATCGCCCTGGAAATGCAAAGCCAATTTCCGCTTTGCGGTTTAAGATGGCTCTCCAAACATATTCAGATGTGGGTTCTGCCGGGAACCTTTCTAGGTTCACCCTGTCGGGGAACTCATCGCGCAACTTTTCCAGTAATTCATACGTCCCATCGTTTGACCAGTTGTCTAGGAAGTGGAGATCAATTCCACTCTCCAGATGCTTTCTGGAAAGTTGCTCAACTATATCAGCATCGTTGAAACACGAAACAACGCCCAAGGGATTGCAAGGCAAGAGATCACACGATTTGTCAATCAAGCGATCAAGGATGAGAACACTGTTGTATTTCTTCCTCTTCATGTTGTCGCTAATCGAATACCCTGCGAATGCTGGTTGCATCCCATTGGCTGTGAAAAAGGACGAAAGTTCTTTTAAGGTCCATTCTCTTACATGAGCAGGGTTTACCGGCGGGCCTTCGTGCAGATAACCATGGAGTTTCTCGCGGTCGGGGGTGGAAAGAACAATGATGCCGCCAGCATCGAAAATGTACTTCAGACAGTCCATCAGGCCTAACGGTGACCTAAGATGTTCAATAACGTCGGCGCAAATAACAACAGCGTCTTGCCACTGAATGTCCGGCAGATTGCTGCTGTCGGCTCTTTCTAAATCGAGATCGACTGTTTTGCACTCTGGGTAATGTGTTTTGAAGAATTCTACGTTCACACCAAAATCTATCGCATACTTGAGCTTTGCTGTACTGCCCACCGAAGCTAGCTTTTTGCCGTTCCCAGAGCCGATATCAACTAAGATTTTACGACCGCTCTGTCTAAGTATAAAATCGGCAGCGTAGTACACTTCAGGCTGATGCACGACAAGCTTGCTAGCGAATGATCTGTCATCAAAATAATCGTTATCTCCGCGGTCAGCGTAGATCGATGGCATGTGAAACTGATTTCGTTCTGAATTATTCATCGCGTCCACTCACAATATTTTCTCTACAGCATTCATCAGAAACCGCTCAACAGAAATATCTTCGATGCACTTTCTAAGGTAGGCATCATCTGACAACACGCCTGATTGCACAACGTCTTCAATATTACTCTCAACGAGGTCGAGAGATAAATCATTCATGTCAAATGAACGAACAAGACGTGAAAAAGGAAAGTCTGCATCTCCAGTAGGGTCCGTTAGTACGGGGACGCCGCACGCTGCTGCAAGATATACGCGTGGTGCTAATGCTTGGATATCGTCAGCATGAATATTAAGAATACAGCGTGCTCTTTTGAACAATTTGCCAAGTTCACTGCCACTTACACCATGCTCGACCCACAAGAATGACAGATTATGGTTCTTCAACCTTGACAGAATTCTTGATCGTCGTTCCGTAGCCTTACCAAGAAAAAGAATATCCCATTTTGGTTTTCTAGCTCGCAAAGGATTAAAATAATCGGTGTTTACCGGAATGACGGCGTAGTCATCTATCGGAAGTGAATGTTGATCGATGAAAGAACGCGAGCCTTGATCATAATGGTAAATACGATTGAAGCCCTCTCGTTCGAGGTGGGCAATCATTGCAAGGCGTCGATCAGTTTCCGAAGATGTCTTAAGTAAGCCGTCGGTTGTGATTTTGGGAAGCGGTTCGGTGGAAAATCCAATTTTAAACCCCGAAATAGACTTCAAATGCGAGGCTCGGTGAAGTTCCGGTCGATAAATTAGCGTAACGTCAGGCCGAAAGCTTCGCAGATCATCGTATACACTTGTCGAATAGTGATCGTAATCGAACCACTTAACCTCGAAGAGTTCGGACCTTAGTTCGCAGAAATGGTTCTCAAAGTAGACCCGGTGTCCAAGACATGCAACACGCGGTTTCATCGCGTGGCCTCTTCAAGTCGACGGAAGCCGCTAATTCTTCTCAGCATCGGTGCGAGTAATTTCCACGCGCGACTGTGTTTAAAGAGTAGGTCCGCTCGTTCAGCAATATAGCCTGCTCTTCCGGGGATCTGGATCTGTGCTGCAACCTGAGGGGTTAAGCGTTCCTGCATTACAACGCCATTGTATTCGCACATGGAAGAAAATAACGATGAAAAATAAGGATTATTGTTAAGGTTTTCAACTAATTCGCGAACTAGAGGCTTCTGTTCTTGCCCGACAAATAGCACTCCCAGCCCGAATTGATGGGAAAAATCGAAAGAACTGTATCTGTTCTTAACATTTTGCCAGAAAATTCGGAAGGGGTCATGAGGGCTCGGGTGGTTGATCGTAGCTATAAGGACGATACCGCTGTCTGAGAGCTTCGGTAGCCATTCTGTAATAACGTCCTCGATGGTGGAGCGATCCGCTAAATGCGAAATCGTAAGAATATCAATTGACCCCTCATCGAACAAAGCCGCGCTTTTTCCGGTGTCGCCGACAATGACTGTGGATTGTGGATAGTTATTAGATACACTCCGTAAAACGGCGTCGATTGAGGAGTTCGCATCGCTATCAGAGCCCTCGAAAATGCCGTAACAAGACGTATCCAAGTTAAAACGACGAATGGCAGAGCTGACAGCTTCAAAAACTGAACTACGCGCTACGCCTAAATCCACTGTCACATTAGGGTTGGCGAGACGTGTCAGTAGCGTGATTACTGGAATGTGACCAAGCAATGTATTCGGTGTATGCGTTGCCGGGATCGCATAAAGGCACTCAGTAAGCGCCCATCCAAATTGGTCAGTATGATCGGTCAAAATATTCTCCACTATTGATTGGCGTATTTGCGCGGAATAAATCGGTTCTGCATCCGAGGTGTCAATCTAAAATCTCTGTAGTGGGTGGAATTAAGTCTGTCAGTAGCCTTTTCGACAGAAAGCCCGGCAGGATCGCACAACCACACCGGGGCCGCGCTGGATAGACTGTCACACCTCACCTGCGCCAGAGAATTGATATACAGATAGACACGAAAAGAAAGCCCCGGTGCATGCGGGCGCTACCGGGGCTGCGCTCTACTGAAAGCGGGGGCTTTTAGAGCGCAGACTAATCATCTCACAAAAATAGGAAAACACAATGGACGGAACCGGGTCTAAATGGTGTGAAGATTAAACCGGCTTACGTTAAGATGCGGGGGGTATTAGCGGCGATTACTCATATCCATAATCATTGAAACAATTGCTGGTGCAATAATCGCTAAAGCTAAAGATGTTAATCCGACATTAAACCAGTACACAACAGCCCCATAGTGCCCATAAATTAAAACATGTCTTATATCATCAAGTTTTAATTTCAAGCACCGTCTTCACAAAATTTAAACAAAGGAAACACAATGACACGACGCATCAACGCGGCGGGGCTTTCGCTCATCCAGCAGCAGTAAGGGGCAGGCCCCTCATTCCTTCGTAATTCCACACTCATTCTCAAGCAGCCCTTGAGGCGGTTTTTTCATGCCGAAAGAAAACCCCGGCAGCACGGGGGTGCACACCGAGGCTGCGCCAGATTGATGGTCATACCTCACCGTCGCAAATCGATCATCCCACAATAATAGGAAAACACAATGGATAGAACTGTGCCAGTTGGCGCGGCGCTTTTGCTTGACTTCATCGCACAGACAGAAGTCGGGAGCACAGGCCGCGCATCTTATGACGTGATCTATGGTCACAATCAGGGAAAGTTGCCAAAGCAGATCACAAGCTTGACGCTCGGAGAACTGATTGATGCACAAGCCTCATTCACAAAGCGCTTCAAATCGTCAGCTTCGGGTCGTTATCAGTTCATGCGGGCCACACTGCAAGGCTTGGCTCAGGAACTTGGCTTGCGCGGTACGCAAGTCTTTGACCCGGATTTGCAAGATCGCCTCGGCTATCACCTGCTCATTCGTCGTGGTTATCATCAGTTCATCTCTGGCAAGATCAGCCGTACTGAGTTCGGCAAGCGTCTTGCGCAGGAGTGGGCATCGTTTCCAGTACTGGCCGCAACCAAGGGCGCCCACCGCGATCTGAAACGCGGTCAAAGCTATTATACTGGCGATCCACTGAATAAGGCGCTTGTCACACCTGCTAAAATTGAAGCCGTCCTTAACAAGGTAAAAACTGCCGGTTCCGCACAGCCAGTCGCTGAGGTGGTTGTTGAGCAAGTGCCAGTTGTTGCCGATCCGGGCGAGCTTGGCACGAAGCCATCGCATAGCAAGACCGTCTGGACGTGGGCAGGCGCTGCAATCATGTCGGCAGTCAGCGGTGTGGGTTCATTCCTCGGCGGGCTGGATTGGCGGGTGCAACTCGTATTCAGTGCGGCCATTATCGGGTTTGCGATTTACGGCATCAAACGCCGTCGCGATCTGTTCAAGGCAGTCAAAGAGCTACAGGCTGATTTGTCATGATCTGGGCGCTAATCCCTAACTGGTTGAAGATAACCGCCGCCGCCGTACTGGCGGCATTTTTGTGTCTGGCTGCTGGGTATGTGATCGGCAAGCGCGACGGCCAATCAATTACCGAAACCAAAATCGAAAGACAGAACAATGAAGCAACTGACAAAGCCCTTGGTGCTGCTCTCTCTTATGATGAGTGTATCGATGCTGGCGGGGTGTGGACATTCAGGACCGGCAAATGTGAGCGGCGTCCGTAGCGTGCTTGGTTCTGACCTGATGGGCGCACGAGGCGCGACTGATGTGGATCAGAGAAAGATCGACCGAACAATCGTCCGAGGCTGTGCCGGTGGTGTCTGGTCGAAAGACGAATGCGCAAAGCATGATGAGAAATAAGAGGGGAGGCGGGAATTGAACACAATGCCAGACACAGAAGGCGATTTGAGAGCGCGTATGAGCGCCATGGAACACAATCTGACCGGGATTGTGCCTCGCATCACCACGCTTGAGCAGTGGCAGCGTCAGTCGGAGATTGCTGGCGCTCGAACCGATGAGAAATGGAAGAACGTGGACAGGCGATTTGATGACCTCGACAAGAAGATCGAGAAAGTGAGCGGCATTCTGTCCAAAATCATGTGGCTGGTTATCAGTGGCTTGATAATGGCGTTCGTGGCTTTTGTAGTTGGAGGTGGGTTGAAGTCACTTTGAAATATCAGTGATTTCCGTTTTTCTGGTCCCTGCTAACTTTCACGAAAGCCCATACAACTGACGCGATTACTCCAGTTCCAATTATAGCAGCGACCCAATCCGCTCCGACAGAGGCCGCATATCCGCATACCCCAAGCGCTGTCAGAACAAATAGAAACGCAAAGATTTTTCCTATAATTGCTTCCGCTGCGTAGAGTGTGGACTGCTTTCGGTCCATATGGTGCCGATGATCGGTCTCTTTTTCCCACGCGCGCATGATGCGTTCCGCGCCGTCTGGAACTACATCGTTGAAAGATTGTAGAACTTGTGGGGGAGGCAGCGGACCAGACCACATCATTTCCATCTGTGATGCTGTCGGCGGTCCGTTAAACTCGTTGTGGTCGTTATTATGACTTTTTACGGGAGGCTTCTTCACGCTTGCGCTCTTTCACTATGACCGTGCGCATATCGGACCCAAGACGAACGAAGTCGCCTCGTAGAGAACCAGCCTCAGGCCGTTGCTGCATGCTGGCGCTTGATGGGCCAGCCAATGCAAGAAGGGTAGCTAATCCCGTAACAAAGCTTCCTGCAAAGCCACCGCGACGGTGACGCAGTTCGGCACTATTGTGCACATTCTGCTTTTTTGCGTTCTTCTTCATAAGGACCAATATATTCGCCAAGCGCGGAAAATCAAATAACACTTCTGTAACAGTTCATTTTGAACGGTCGGCGCAACTACAACAAACTGACAGCCATTGTAAAGTCAGATTATTGATAGGTCGCTTTAATAGCGTAACGACAGACGTATCGTCACAGACATATTGCAGAGGATGGAAGCGGCGCAGAAGAAGGGGGCATTAGCCTATTCGTTTGGATCGGCTCCGCGCTCTCCGATGTGAATACCCATCGCAACCTCTACCATTGCAGCAGCCGCTTCAAGCCTGCCCCATCCCGCTTCCTCTGCTTCGTTTAGGGCTTCAACTAGCTTTGCAGCCAATTCTTCCTGACAATCAAGATTGCGGTCTGGGTAGCTTGTTGGTGATTTTGGTCCGTGCATGTCTTATTCCTCCTACAAAGAATGAACGCACGAACGAGCGAAAGGCTCCTTAAAACAGGCTTGCTTGCTCTTCCTTGTTGTCGTTGCTGGTTGTCAGATCGATTAAATCAGCATTATGCAGAGGCTTCTGCATTTTCTTTGCTTCATCCCATGGAGCGCGGAGCCAAGTTTCGATTTCCTCTGTCGTGCGCAGAATAACGGGCATAGCCTTGGGGTGAACTGGCTTAACAACCGCGTTAGGCTCAGTGGTCAGAAAGCCAAATATATCTACTTCAACTGGCCCTTCCTTTTTCTTTCGCACACCTTTCCATGTCGTCCAGATGCCAGCAAAAGCGAATAGCGGCTTATCTTCATTTAAGGCGAACCAGTGCAGCGGCTTACGCTTCGTCTTCGGATCGGTTGTTTGACCGTATTCAGAGAATGAGGTGGCAGGAACAACACATCGGCTTTCGACGCCTTGCCATCGCCTCCAATGCGGAGAGGTGAGGTTGCGAATGTTTGTGACACCTGTGTCTGCTTCGCCCTTCACGTATATGGGTGGCGTCGGCATACCCCAGCGAAGGTGTGCAAGCTCATGCTCTCCATCAGTGAGATTTCGAAGAACTGGCGCGGAATAATCTGGATACACGTCCAACTGCGGGTCAATACGATTCGTCACGTCACCGAATTTCGGAAACAGTCGGCGCATTGCCTCGTGGCTTGTCGTGATGTTGTACAGATTGCACAT